GGCTTTCACTGTCGGTGAGGTCTATGTCTGCAGCGTGAATGCTGGAGGCATTGCACCTTATGCCGATCTGGCCACAGGTGACTTTGTGACGATCCTGGGCGTGGCCACGACCGTCACAAATCTGAAAATTGGTATTCTCTATTCCGCAACCGCAAAACCGTAATAAGGAGCGCATACAATGGCAGCAGGAACACCATTTACCGGCAAGTCCATGACATTCAAGACCGGCGGAACTCCGACCGAAGTTGACCACACAGGCAAGTGGGAATTGACGATCGGCGGCGCGTCTGCAAAGTACGCCACGAACAGCACAGGCGGCTGGCGAAAAACGACGGTCGGCGTGGGTGAGTGGTCCGGCACTGTCACAATCATGCTGCACGCTGGCGGGGCGCAGCCACTGGCACGCGGTGACGAAGTGGCGGCACAGTTCCACGCAGACTCAGACGACTACATCAGCGGCACCATCGTCATTACTGAGGTGGGGCCGATCACGTTTGACGCTGACAGTGGAGACCCGGTGGCGATTGATTACGCATTCGACGGGCAGGGCGCACCGTCGAAGTCGGGCACAGCGTTTGATATTATTGCATGACCATTTTCTGAGGAGTAGAAACCGTGGCGGACGGGTTGTTCAATCTGATTGGCCGACGGGCCATCGAGCTGACAAAAGACGGGCGAGTGTATCGGCTGGCGGTTCGGACGCTGGCCGATCACGCGCTCAAAGAACAGGCCATCCTGCAGCGTATGGGCAGCCCATATGCAGGACTGGAGGAAATTAAAGATCCTGCACAGCGGCAAGCTGCATTCAGGATTGCAGCAGACGTGGCAGCACGTCCTTTGATTGCCACACTGCAGGACGAGGAACGGTTTGACGAATCGTTGCGCGGGATCGGGTATTCCGTTTGGCGGGCGTTGTCCGTGCATCATCCGGAGGAGTTTCCGCCTTCGCTGCCGATTGAACGCGGCATTCAGTTGGGCTGCGACTTCGTCGAGTGGTTCAACGATATCAAGGCCATCATTCACGCGCTGCACAAGGCGGAAGAACGGCCAGAGCTGGGAAACTAAAATCACCCGGTGGCGGGGGTGTCAATCTGCCGTCACGCAGAACCGTTCCGTGGGCCACGATTTTCCGGAACATGTCCGAGCGGTACGGATGGACGCCGGAGCAGATCGGCACACTGACGATGTACCAGGCATTGGCGTGGGCGGGAATGTGGTGCCCTGAAGACATCTGGCAGAAACAGGACGCGAAGTAATGGCTGTGACAGTTCAGGAAGCACAAGTCATTTTTTCTGCTGACGGGATGCGGCAGGTGGACACGCAGGCGCGGCGTGCATCATCTGCAATGGACGGCATGACCGCAGCGGCGAAGCGGACGGGCAGTGCGTTGTCTGGCATCCGGAGTGCATTCAGCGGGATCGGCGGCACGCTGGCCGCGTTGGGTGTGACTGCTGGCGCGGTCAAGATGGCACAACTGACGATGGACGCGGAGAAGACCGCGATATCATTTGAGGTGCTGACCGGCAGCGCAGAGAAGGCCAAAACGCTGCTGGATGACATGCGAAAGCTGGACAAAAAAACCGTCTTCGGTCTGCAGGAGTTGTCCCAGGCTCAAAAGCTGATGATGAATTTTGGCGTGGGCACTGAGGAAGCGTTCGGCATCCTGACAAATCTGACAGAAGTGGCACAGGGCGATGCGGAACAACTGATGCTGTTGGCGCGTGGTATGGCGCAGGTGAAGGCGGCTGGCCGACTGATGGGGCAGGAAGCCAACCAGCTAATCAACAGCGGGTTTTCGCCGTTGTTTGAAATCAGCAAGTTTACAGGCCGGAGCATGGTGGACCTGAAGAAGGACATGGAAAACGGGCTGATTTCGTACGACATGGTGAGGCAGGCATTGGAGGGTCTGACCACGGGCGGCGGGCGATTGGCCGGAATGAATGACCGCATTTCCCAGACCACAGGCGGGATGCTGGGCAAGCTGCAGACAAGCGTGGAGCAACTGGCCATTCAGATCGGCACCGCATTTCTGCCGATGGCAAATCAGATGGTCTCAGCAATTCAAGGCATCGTGGAGCCGATCAACAACGCCAGCTCAGCGGCTGCCGTCTTTGCCGGGAATGCAATGGCGAAATGGACTGAGATGCGGAACAACCTGGAGGATTTGGGGTTTGCAATCGGCTACATTTTTGGAAGCCTGAAGAATCTGGCGTCCAATGTCCTGAGTGACATCGGCAACAGTTTTTCGAATATGGCCACAATGGCCGTTGATACGGCAAAGGCCATTGCCCACAACATGAGTCCGGGTGTGTTGTTCGGTGGCGAAAAACGGATGGAGCTGCCGACACTGCAGCAGTCCGCACTCAAAAGCAGCACAAGCGACCTGACAGGCATTCTGCCGGGACTGCAGGCCGAACTGGCATTGATCAGGCAAGGCCGCATTACAGCAGCGCAGGAGGCCGGACGCGAAGCGGAGAAGCGAAAACAGGGGCAGCAAATCGAGCGACCGGCAGCACCCGCATTGATACCGATGGCCGAACAAACGATGGCAGCCGCAGCGCAGCAAGTGCAGATCGAACGCGGCGGAGCCTTGCAGATGTTTCAGCGGCTGCAGGATCAACTGGCACCGAAGAAGCAGGAAGAAATGCAGAAGCAACAGATCGAACTGGCGAAACAGTCGCTGGAAGTGCAGCGGGCGATTGCCACAGGAATCACGGGCCTGCCACTGGTTCCGATTTTGGGATAAACACAGATGAGTTACCCGGCATTTGTTGAGCACGAAGACAGCCCGCAGGAATCCGGCGACAGGTCCGGCGAACTGTCATTCACCCGCATTTTTCTGACGGCATGGGAAGACCGATGGGCATTCATTGCAGCGCATTACAGCAGCGGTGTTTTCGGTAAGCCGGCATCTTATTCGTCCTACTGGCCGACGGTTCGAGCCGACAAATTCACGATTGACAAGCTGACACCGAAGCCGGTTGTTGAGTCGATCACAGATCCGAACACGCAGCAACTGAAGCACGATACGCTGGCGAAAATTACAATCACCTACAGCCCGATGCAGATTGATGAAGAACAGCAGCAAGACCCGAATGACCCGACGCCACTGCCCGCCGGCACATGGTGCACCTACACGCAGCAGAGCAATCTGGAATTCAGGACGGTGTTGGGCAGAAGCTGCAAGTGGGAGACGGACAACAAAGCACTTCCGGCAGATGTTACGCCAATCATACCCGAGGCAATCAGCACGCACGAACTGACATGGCATCAGGTTCAGACAGTGCCCTGGATTACGCTGGAGAGAATGAAGGGGTGCGTTAACGAGAGCAATTTCCGAATGCCTGGCAGCCCGCAGACATTCAGGCCGGAAACACTGCTGTTTGAGGGTTTCTCCGATGAAATCACGCTCAGCACAAATGGGCAATTTAGCACACGGAAAATCACGCTGAGATTCTCCGCGAAGTCACAGAAGGCATTGACGACATCGCCCCGAGTGGCGAACGACCCCGAAGCGAATGTGGTTTACGGCTGGAATCACCAGTGGCGGGACGACACGGCAGATTATGACCGGGTGTTGTCGGCAGACTCGAATGATCCAATGTTCCAGACGTTCAATTTCAACACGTTGTGGACGGCGCAAGTATGACGCAGGGCGATAAACATCCGGAGAAGTTCGCCAAGGGGCAGCGGCTGACGGCTGCGGGCCTGAATGAGCTGACCATTGCCATTGAATCCGTTATGACGCGGATGATGGGGCAGCAGGTCGGCCAGCCGATGGACATCAGCGGCAAGCTGGATGGCGATTTGGCACCAGCCAGCGACTTCGGCACGGGGCCAGCAACGGCGACGATGAGCGTTTGGGACAAGGATACGAACGGCAACATGGTGGACACGGGACGGAATGAAACCATCGTAAACAGGTTTCTGCGGATCAGTGTCCCGACTGGAACAATCGTCGAAGCCAAGTGGCTGAATGGCGAATGGAGACTGGCGGCGGCGGACTGTGCGTGAGGTGCTGTGATGCTGGTGGGCAGATGCTGCAAATGCAAGACCGTCGAGCCGGTCACAATCAAAGGACTGACCGCCAGCACAGGCGTGACGGTGTGGGAGTACGGGCCGGGGATGCTGTGGGCGCAGCATTACGGGGCCGACCGAATCAGCGGCATAAAAAACGAGTGGACAGCAAACAATAAATTCGTTCTGGCCGGAGGTCTCGGATACTTTGCAGGAACGCCGGGACCGCGCTACGTTCCGACGGGAGCACTGACCGCGAATTGTGCGCAGTGCCTGACGCTGGTGAAGCTGGACAGCACGGACGGAACGGAAGTCGAATCGGCGACGATGCAGGGCGTGTTTGCCTACGCGCAGGTGGGCACCGGAGCATTTCAAACGGTGAACATGACGCGAATGGTGTTGCCAGTCGGACTGTCTGGCGGTGACTATCTCATGCCGCATTCAATGGACCCGTGTGTGGAATGGGTGGACTACACCACGGACACGGCGAACAAGGAATACATCCTGCACAGGCACACGCTGCAGGGCGGCAACGTCTACATCCGCACGAAGACCTCCAGCGAGATAATCACAATTCCGTACAATGCGACGGCGGGCGCGGTGAAAACGCTGTTTGAGGCCACGGCAGACTGCACAGCGGCAACGGTGACGGGCGGGCCGTGGCCGGATGCTGCAATCAATGTGGACGTGACATGGTCGCAATCCACAGGGGACATCAGCGGCATAAAATTCGATTACACTTATTCCGCTGGCGGGTCAGGCTCCTGTCTGTTTCAGTGGGACGCTGGAACGTCAACGTGGGTGCTGGTGTCAGACACCTGCAATCCGGGGCCTGCAGAAGAACCGTTGACATCCGGAACGTATGACGGCGAATTGCGGGCCGGCACCTGTCCAGTGTCATTCCCTCCACCACCGACAGGCACACGGGACACTCGAGCGGCGGCGGTGAGCTGGAGCACGTCCACGGGGGCAATCACCAGCCACGTTGGGCGGATTTTCGGACTGGGTAGCAGTAGTGTTCCGGGCAAGTTGATTGCAGAGACGGCGGGCACGGTCCCAACAGTCTCAACGCTGAGCACGTCTGACATTGAGCCGGATTTGTACGCGGGAGCCAGCAACAGTGTGCTGGTGTTTGGGTTCCAGGGCACAAACGGGCGGACGGTTGAAGGCTGGACTGTGGGCAGCCCGTGGTCACGGATCTGGCAGAAGTACATCAACGCAGACATCTATGCGGGCCGGTGGGCGTGGGCAACTGGTCTGGCACAGTCCGGCAAAGTAGCGGTGTGTGTTCGCAGGCGAGTGTACAACACCAGCGAAAAGGCCGGCACAATTGCGGACATTGCCGCAGGCACGTTCACGGAGTTTGATGAGTCGGAAGTGAGCACGTCGGGAACGCTAAACAACAACGCGGCAGTCTCAAGATTGCTGGACGGCAGCGCAACAGACAGGCTGGCGTATGCGTACGAGCGGCGATTCACCACCACAACATCCCCAGTTGGTGAGATTGCGTACAACTTGGGCGGCAGCCAGTTCAAGACACCGTCAAAAAAACTGTTGATCGGAACATGGTACGCCCCGCTGGGCGCGGATGCTGACCGGATTTATGCGCCCGTCCTGACGTTCAGCGACGACACAACGCCCATCCTGTGGAGCAACAACAACAATACGCTGGGGCCGACGGTGGGCGGTGTGGCGTATGCTGGCAGCATTTCCCGCACCTATCGCTGGCGATGGTACACAAGGCCGGATGAGCGATACAACGCCGGAGAATTCCGCATCCTGTTTAAGCCACAGGCAGGCACTGGACTGACAAACAAAACAACGGCGTGGCTGGATTGGCAATGCAGCGGAACCGACATCGTCAACGCGGTGCTGGCATTGTTTCCCGAGAACACTGAGGGCGTGGTCTCGAATGTCCGGGTCAATCCGCTGGGTGCCACAAACGTGACAGACAACAGCCCAGCAATCAGCCTGTTTGAGGCGAATATCGACATCCATTTTCAGGCAGCCGGCAGCCTGGGGTTTATTGATCCGCGATATGTCAGCACAGGCCGAGTGTCAATCGAGGTCCGCAGCCGCCGCACGTTCCCCAGCACGGGCGGACTGGTGGCATATTCCGCGACCGATGCAAGCGTGGTGTGGTCCCGGAATTACGGCAGCACCGCCAGCCCGGCGAAGACGTATCCATCACCACGGGGCGGTTGGTTGCGCGGTTCTCGGCTGTACGTTTACGGGCCGGTGGTCGATAACGAACTGCCCTGACAGCCACAGCCAATCGAGTAGTTTCCGAAAATCTTTCGAGATTGTCCGAAAGACGGTTGACAACCTGCGCCGATAGTGTAATATATCGACATGCGAGCACTGAGGGGTGCGAGCGAAACCAAACCGGGAGACAGGACGATGAGCAAGATCGAAACAGCACGACAGGCAGCACGAACAGCAGTTGAGAAGCGTGGCGAGTGGTTGATGTCGTCGGTTCCAGTGTACCTGAAGACGCAGCAAATGTTGGTGGCCATGCAGGCCCACAAGGCTTGCGAAGCGGCATATATCGCTGCAATGCGGACGGCTGTTGAGATTTTGAACACGCTGACAAGTGACGAGCTGGAAGCCGCAAAAGGAACGATGATCGACTGCAGAAACATCGGGGCCGTCTTTGGCTGGGCGAAGGTGAATGCGGTGGCGGGCGTCTGATCCGGTTGGCAGTCTAATCGAGGGGAACACAATGGCACCACAGAGAGGCGCAAAGGAACGCGCAGATGCTGCAATCGTGGAATCGGTGGTCGTCACCGAATTCGGCTGTGAGCCTGTGAGTACACACAGAATCATCCTCGCGCTGAGAGAGCGGGGATACGGCGAACACTCGCGACGAATGGCAGGCCGGTGGAAGCGGTTGATGGCAAAGTGCGTGGAGTTTGATGAAAGCGGCGACTGCCTGTGGACTTCGCGCACGATGACCTGCGGACAGAATTCTGAAAATCTTTGTAATCAGGGTTGACACAGGTTGCCGATAGTGTAAGATATCCACACACGACTGCTGAGGGGCAGTTGGAAAACTCAAACCGGGAGAATTGAACGATGGCAATCAGAACAGCACACCTGCCCAAAGACGCCTACCGAGCCGCTTGCCTGCGAGATGCTCGCAAGTGCAGCGAGTTGTCTGAGGCACTCGATATGGCAGCCGAAGACGGCGACGATGTCGAGAACTACAACACGGCGCAGATTGTCAGTGCAGCTCGTGAGGCACTGGAGTTCTACAACAGCGGCAGCATCGCCACACGAGTGGCGAAGGGCGACAAGAAAGCAATCCGCGAGCGTGATGAGTTGGTCACGTTCATCGCAAAGTGGGAGGCCGTGCGGGCTGAGCGTGCAGCGTGGAGGCTCCAGATCCGGAACGGCGGCTGACACCCCACCCCGAAACCCCCGAGAAATCGGGGTTTTTAATTTTCCGAAAATACTTCAGAATCGGCCTTGTACTTTCCGAAAATGATTGTATGATCTGACGCAGTGGTGAACGACATCCCCGCCGGACTGGCTGGCGGGGGTTTGTCAGCGATATGTCAGCGATTTGTCAGCGAGGGGAAACGCATGGGTAAAGTGTGGTTGGTGGTGGCGGAGTTCGGCGATTGTGACGTGCCGCTGGAGTTGTTTGAGAGTGAGCTTGGGGCGCGAAACGTGGCGCAAATCTACGCCGAAAGTTTTCACCGCATGTGCTTCAACAACTGGGCAGTCCACGGCTGTTCCAATGATGAGTTCTGCGGGGTGCGCGTGATTGCGTTCGTAAACGGAATCAGGCAGTCAAAGACGGAGTGGTTTGAGGCAGGAATCCGGACATGACCGAACTGTGCGAGACGTGCAGGCAACCGCTTTGCCCGTGGGAGGTCGAGCGGTGCGAGGTGTGTTTACTTAACGAAAGGACGACCGTGACTGACGACATCGTCAAGGATCTGGTGGAGGAATTGGGACGGCTTACGGCGGCAACGTGGCTGTCCGTGCGTGGCCGACGGGCGGCGCGGCATTTGGTGCAGGAGTTGACGTGGATTCGTGAGGCCGCGGAACAGGTGGAGCAGTTCGCAAAGAAACGAAAGGACGACCGATGAAGAAGTCAAAGACAGTGACCGAGAAAAAGCCAATGGGCAGACCCCGCAAGCACTCAGTGCAAGCGATCACGTGCGTGGTCAAACTCCCGCCCGAGGTGGTGCGGTGGATTGATCAGCGATACACGACGCGCCAGGAGGGGCTGGCAACGATCGTGGCAAATGCGGCGGGGGTGCAGTGATGGCAACAATCAAAATCTACATCGACGGCGACCTTGAGCAGCCGACACCGACACCGACACCGGAACCGCCTGTGGATCTGCAAGCGGAGATTGACCGGATCAACCGGACACTGTCCGACGTGATGAGGCGCATCGCGAAAATCGAAAGCGACGTGCGAGGACTGCGGATGCGATTGATCGAGGACGACGTGGAGGGGCAGGTACCATGAGCGCGAAACAACCCACACCACCACCGCCCGGCGCGCGGCCGGAAAACCGTCCGACATCGCCACCGCCACCACGGAAACGGGCTGACTGGCATGAGGCATGGCAATATCTTTCGCCGGAATTGCGATTGCAACGACTGGAGGCCGAGAACGCGGAGTTGCGGGGCAAACTGCACGCCGCAATCGAAAGATTGGATTTGTTTTTTGCTGAGATGCGAGCCAGTGCGCCGACTTTCGGCGGGCCGACGCATTGGAGCGTGCGCAGCAGTGGCTGGCCGTGGACGCACGCGGTTGGTGCCACTGCTGAGCAGGCTGTCGACGCAGTGCTGGCGGAGATCCGGCGGGCATTTAAGGAGGGGCAGGAACCATGAGTCTTGTTCAAACACCAGAACAACTGGCGGACGCAATCGTCACGGACCCGGAGCGGGTGGCAGCGTGTTTGGGCCGTATCAACCGATTCGGTGGTCAGGTGCCGAACTGCACTGTGCTGCGGCACAGTCTGCACGTGTTTGAGCGCGTGGACGCTGACCCAACGGCATCAGACAGGGCGCGGCTGTGGGCATTGCTGCACGATTGCCACGAGGTGCTGACAGGCGACGTGGTGCGACCATATGTGACAGCACGGCTGCGGATGGATCAGGATGAGATTGACGATGCAATCGTGCGGCGGTTGCCGATGCGAGTTCCGCAGCCTGGCAGCATGAGCTGGGAGGCAGTCATTGCTGCAGACAGGGCCGTCGGCGCGTGGGAGTTGGAGCAGATACAGCAGGGTCGGGCACCATATGAGCTGTACACGTTTGCGGTGGCGTCGTGGGCGCGACTGGTTCGCGGGTTCATTGAGCGGAGGGCGGGCACATGAGTGATTCTCAACTGGAGTCCTTGAGGGCCTTTGCAGCGCGTGAGCGTGGGCACCTGCTGGAGCACTGTCCGCCAATCCCGGTGGTGTCAGATTGGTTTCTGGAGGTCGACCGCAACGGACGCATTACGGGCGAGGTCATCAGCGGAGCGTGCACGAGTCATGTGCAGTACGATCCGAGATATCGGGCGGTGTTCCGCCATGACTGCACATTCTACAGCTCAGGGTTGGGCGAGTGGCTGCATATGGTGGAGACGTTCTGGCGGCAAACGTTGCGGCAGTGGCAGGCGTATCGACATCTCGGCGAACTACTGCAGGCGGCCGAGGACTGCACGCCAGAGACGCATGAGCAGGCCTGGCGGGCGGTCTATGAATGTCTTGGGTGGAATCCTGACACCGCACGAGAGCGATATCTGGAGCGGAGGGCGGGCAAATGATCCCATTGGCAATCCGACGCCACCACCTGCAGGATCTGACGCTGGGGCAGTCCGTTGTCCTGACGGTCCCGACGTGCGAGGAACGCCAGATCAGGCGGGCGGTGGGCACCTTGAACGCAGACCGCAGCGACGGGTTGCGGCTGAAGACACTGCGGACGCCAGACGGGTTGCTGGTGTGGCTGGTGGAGTGCGTCGAGGTTTCCGACTGTCCTGAGTGGCAGACGGGCAAGTCCCGGCGGTTTTCGGGGCGCGATCCGGTGGCGGTCGGAAAGGCGGTCGTCAAACTGAACGAGTGGGCGCGGGTGATGGGGAGGCCGTATCGGTTCCGGACGGTGGTTCGGGACGGTGTGCCGATCGTGCTGAAGCTGCCGAAAAACAAGACGCTGCGGATTCGCCGTGAGGCAGAATTGCTGCGGATCGTGAAGGCGGTGGAACGCCTGCGAGCGGGTCAGGGTACGGTGGTGCGAGATGTTGAGCGGCGTGATATTGTGCGGGCAAAATGGAAGATGAAGAAACGGGGCATTCGGTTTGTCGTGCGGTGTATTGGTGAGGCAGTCTGGAATGTGGAGAGGGTGAGCGAATGAGCGACACCTTCCACGAACAATCGGTGAAAGCCTCGCGCAAGGCCCGCCGGTGCGATTGGTGCGGGGAGCTGATCAACATCGGCCAGTCCTACGAGTCATACAGGTGGCGTGATGGCAGCGACGGTGGCACGGTGGTGATGCATCCGGAGTGTCGGCAGGCAATGGGGCGGACATCAGACGAGGAAGGCGGCTGGATTGACTGGGACCGGGGGGAAAATGTGCGGGGGAAATCGTGGGGCGAAATGGACGCGGCGGAGAAAACAGGAGGGTGGCGACAATGAGCGATATTGTTGACACGATCAATCGGCTGGAAGCGTGGGTTCGCAATTACGGGCACGAAAAACAGCCCGCCTTTATCGCCGATCTGAAGGTGCTGATCGGTGCGGCAAAGGCCGTGAGTCGAGCTGTGGAGCTGCTGCAGGGGTTGGAGGACGTGACGGTGACATCAGAAGACGGACATTTAGAGCTGATGGTCTGTGCACATGCTGTGGATCATGCGGTGGCGATTCTTCAGGAGGGGCAGGCGAAGCGTGTCGGAATGCTGGATCTGATCATCGACGATGGCAGCCACCTTTACCCGGATTACACGGCGACCGCTGAGGTGATGGGGCGTCGGCTGCGACCCGGTGGCGTGTACGTTATCGAGGACATCCAGACACAGGACAGTGTTGACGCGCTGAGGCGTGATGGGTGGCAGATTGAGGACTGGCGAGAGAAGACTGGCCGGTATGACGACGTTATCGCGTGGAGGGTGAAGGAATGAAAACGAGTGACCTGAGCAAAGGCGAACAGCGAATGCTGCAGATGATTGCAGGGGCGATGCAGTTGTGTCCGCCGGAGGACTGCGATAAAGAGTTTCAGGATGCTGGGCTGGAGGCGTTTTTGCGAGGTGTGCTGAATCGCATTCAGCTCACGCGCAACGCGCTGAAAACAGCCATCGTCACGTTGGAGGGGGTGAAACAATGACAGGCTGGCACTGGTTATTTGGCGGTGAGGTGTACTACCCATCCGGCGGCATGAATGATCTGCTGGGCATTTATCCGACGCTGGATGCGGCGAAGGCTGCAGCCACAGAGGCCGTGCAGGCAGTGGGAATCGAGTGGTGGCAGATTGTCGATGCAACGTCTGGTGTGGTTGTGCTGCGGTCGGAATGCAAACCGTATGGGGGTGAGTGATGAATTGGAACGTGATCGAGTACGCAAGGGGTGAAGCGGTTGAGGTCTGGTGGCACAATGCATGGTATCGCGGCGTTATCGTCGGCGTGCATGTAAAACCAGGACATCCGGTGCGGCATTACGTGAGGACATGCGAAGGTGTGAGTGAGTATTCGGCGGCACAAATGCTGAGGCCACAACAATGACACCATACTTCGAGCAGGACGGCGTCACGCTGTACCACGGGGACTGCAGGGAGGTGATGGCGGGGTTGCCGGATGAGTCCGTGCACGCAATCGTGAATACGTTTCAGATTCGGAGGACACGATGATACGTTTTGAAATTGTGAAAACAGGCGTTGGGTTCTATCAGTGGCGACTGCTGCGAGGTAGCTCGCCTGTGTATCGATCCCGTAAATTTTCGTCGGCGAAGGAGGCGGCGCAATCCGTGGACCAGATCATTGCGGGGATGCTGCATCTGGCACAGAGCAGTAGCAAAATCGAAATCCACAACCTGACAGGCGAGGAGATTTGAGGACGTGAGTCTGCAGCGTGCAATCGATCTGATCGTCGCACTGCGGCGACACCCCGAGGGCATGACGACGGCACAGCTGTCTGAGATCCTCGGGGTGTGCGACCGCACGGTGCGGCGATATCTGGCGGCATGGCGTATGGCGGGCTGGGTCGAGGCGGAGCTGGGTAAGTGTGGGGTTAAGGTTTGGAGGGTAGTGTGATGCGATTCGAGGTGCTGAAAACGACTGCGGGCGCGTACAGATGGCGATTGATGCGCGGTTATGTGATCCTGTTCCAGTCGCCTGAATTTGCGTCGGCGAAGGCCGCGGCAGCATCCGCCGATCAGATGATTGTGCTGGCCATGCTGATAGCATCCAGTCGGCGACAGATCGAAATCCACAACCTGACAGGCGAGGAGATTTGAGGCGTGAGCCTACCAATCAATCAAATCATCAACGCGGACAACGTTGAGACGCTGCGGACGCTGCCGGATGCGTGTATCGATTCATGCGTGACAGATCCGCCGTATGGAATCGAGTTCATGGGCAAGCAATGGGACAAGGGCGTTCCCGGTGTTGAGTTGTGGCGCGAGGTGTTGCGTGTGCTGAAGCCGGGCGGGCATCTGCTGGCCTTCGCGGGGACGCGCACGCAACACAGGATGGCGACGGCGATTGAGGACGCGGGCTTCGAGGTCAGGGATATGATTGCGTGGGTGTATGGCAGTGGGTTTCCGAAATCGTTGGACGTGAGTAAGGCGATTGATAAGGCGGCGGGGGCGGAGCGGGAGAAGGTGATGGTGCCGACAAAGCGCGGCAATCTGCCAGAGCAAGCTGGGGCAATCGCACTCGGTGCCACTGGCATGACAGACATTAGCGAACCTATCACCGAAGCCGCGAAGCAATGGGCAGGCTGGGGGACAGCCCTAAAGCCGTCACTGGAGCCGATCACGGTGGCACGCAAACCGCTGTGCGGTACCGTGGCGGATAACGTGTTGCAGCACGGCACAGGCGCGTTGAATGTGGATGGGTGTCGGGTGGGGACTGATGGCGGAACAAGTCGCAGCCATCAAGAGGCATACGGAGATGGTGGCCGTATGGATCAAGGCGGGCGCAGCCTTGGAGGACAGGCCACGACATCGTGTCAATCAACGCAGGCCGATGGCCCGCCAACCTGATTCACGACGGCAGCGACGAGGTTGTGGGGCTGTTCCCGGAGGACGGCGACGCATCCGCAGCCCGGTTCTTTTACTGCGCCAAAGCAGGCCCCGAGGAACGCCGTCAATCAAAACACCCAACCATCAAGCCCGTTGCCCTGATGCGCTATCTGGTGCGACTGGTGACACCACCCGGCGGGCTGGTTCTCGACCCATTCGGGGGCAGCGGCACAACAGCAGAGGCGGCAAGGCTGGAGCACTGCCGATTCCTGCTGATGGAGTTGTCCCCGGAATACTGTGCAGACGCAGCCGAACGACTGCGGCAAAAACTGCTCTTCTGAAAATTCTTCCGAATTTGCCTGAATGGGGTTGACACCGTTTGCCGATAGTGTAATATGTGGACGTCGCACTGAGGGGTGCGAAACACGAAACAACAAATCTGGGAGATGACGATGATGACTGCAACAGAAACCGGCCTGTTCAATGTCCACACCGAAGACATTCAGTTTCCCGGTGGATTCAGCGACGACGTTTCTCCGCTGCGGTCGAACAAGGGAATGCCGGTCATTGTGCTGGAGACTGAAGACGGCTACCGGCTGATTGACGGCTGGGGCCGTGTTTCCGGCCTGCTGAATGCCGGTGCTGAGCTGACACAGGCAATCTGCGTCAGTGCTGACGATCTGGCAGAACGCACAACAACCGGCGACGACGAAGAGTGGAATGCCGCGATGTATGCACGCTACGCACCGCAGTACACATACCACGGCACGACGAACTGACAACACAGCCCCGCTGTGAGTGCGGCGGGGCCTTTTGCGGGAGGGTGCGACCAATGATTGAGGACATCGTGGGCTGGATAATCGCAGCGGCGTTTGCGTGGGCGGTGGCGTTTCAGATCGGGGGTGAGGGATGAGCAATTCAGAAAAGTGGTCCCTACTCTGGAATCACGACGTGCAATTTGGTTTCGTGTGCGGGGCGTTCGCCGGGGTATTCGGGCTGGTCCTGATGTTTTTCGCGCTGGACGCATTCGCCCGCATCGTCACGGGCAGCAAGCGGCAGCCGCAACGGCAGCCGATTCGCGGCGGTAATGGAGGGCGTGGCCAGTGATGGACAAGCGGCTGGAAATTGTTGAGCGATTGAAAAGTCTGGAGGCGTATTTGTGCGGTGGCAAACGCACGAAACGCGAATGCCGGGACGCACTCGGCTACCCATACGAACGGGCGTTTTCGCGGGATCTGGAGGATTTGGAAACGCTGGGATCTGGCGTTGTCCGCATCGAAGATCCCGGCAAACAGAGTCAGTATTACTGCCCACGGGCAAAGGCGTTTTTCAGACACAAATGAGGCCCTTCGGGCGGCGGTGACGCTGTCCGGTCCCTCGGTCCTGCAGTCCGCAGTCGCGAGCCTCGCGACGACTCCCGGTGACTGCAGGATCGGGGACGAATACACGATGCAGCGTATGGTGCGCTGCGGGTTTGGTTGGTTGGTTGATTTTCGGAGGGAACTGAGATGAGCAAGATTACACGAAGCCGTCTGAACATGGGCCAGACGGTCACGGTTGGGCAGTGGTTGACACTGCACGCAGAGGAATGCAGTCAGGCAACTGTGCCGGAGATCAGGAAGCGACTTGCAGCAGACACGGGAATCACAGTGGCGGAAAACGCACTGCGGTCGATGTTGCAGACGTGCAAGATTGTCCCGAAGCGGCAGAAGGTCAGCGGTGAGTTGACAGACAGGACCGGTGTTGTTGCAAGGTCGGTGATTGAGATTCTGCAGCAGTTGGGAATGCCAGTGCCTGACGATTTGCGGTCCGTGGCAATGCGGCGCAAGATTCAGGACTGAGACAACAACAAAATGGCGAAGGGGGCACCTGATTATGAGCCATGAGCAAGGATGGTTTGTATTTGTCCCCGGAACGCCGGTGGCACAGCCAAGACACAGGGTTTCAGCGCGAGGCGGATTTGCGCGAACGTATCTGCCAAAGAAGCATCCGGTGCACGGATACAAAAGGGCGGTGCATGAGGCAGCAGTGGCTGCAGGGCTGCCGGTGTTTACTGGTCCGGTCGATGTGGAGATTGCAGCCGTCTTTGCCATGCCGAAAAGCTGGAGCAAAAAGAAACGCGATGCGATGGCCTGCAGCCTGCACACACAGAAACCAGACGCGGACAATATCGCAAAAGCCGTGCTGGATGCACTGTCCGCATTCTGGACGGACGATGCACAGGTGGCAGTGTTGAGAGTCCGAAAAACGTGGTCAATGGGCTGGCATCCCGGCACACATATCCGAATCAGGGAGGCAACATGAAACGCAAAACGGCAGCAGTGGCAGCGGTCCCAATGGAGGCACCGCGACCACTCAAACAGGCGAAGAAATTCAGGACAAACGCGGACTGCAACGGCGGCTTAATGCTGGGGCGAAGGGCGCAGGAGTCTGTTATCATCCGCTGTGGTGATACGACGATTGAGGTTGTGATGGTTGAGATTCGCGGCGACCGGGCACGGCTGTATTTTAGCGCACCGAAACACGTCAAGCTGATTCGATCGGAGCTGGAGGGGAAGCCGGGTTATGATGATTGACAGGCGACTGGTGGCACGGTTGCAGGCACTGAAGCCGGGCGAACGGCTGATTTTACCAGCGAAGTATTCCGCAGAATTGAACGTGCGAAACCTGCTGGCGGCAGCGGGTGCACAGACGTGGGATTTGGTCCAGTTAATCGACGCGCAGAAACGCAGCCGGTGGATGGTCGGGAGGGTGGGGCCATGAGTGCGGAAATGATTCTACGCATCACCTGCGACTACTGCGACACGCAGATTCTGTTGCCGGTGCGCGAGGCCGTTGATGGTGCTGAAGTGCTGCAGCAGGTCCGCCAACACTCGTGGACCGAGCGGGCAGACGGGCACAGCCTGATGCATCTCTGCCCGTGTTGCGTGGACATGCTGGAAGATCAGGAGCCGGCGGAGGACTCGTGGTGAGATACACAGACTACGACTGCCAGGACGCATGGTATGACGTGGACAATGCCGCGACACATGCGACTGGTTTTCGGGCGTATCGGCAGCGACACCCGCGAGTCATTCCGGCGACTGCCGAGCAATTGGCGGCGGCGGATGCGCTGGTCGCAGGCTGGCGAGCAGAGACAGACAGGACGCTGCAGCGGATCGAGGCAATCCGGCAGCACAACAGAGAACGTGAGGCGGTCAGTATGGTGCTGACTGCCAATGTGGTTGAGGCGTTTTTGGAGGGATTGAGATGAGTAAGAACACGGTCATTACAGTGGACGCGGCGAGGGCTGCCGGACAGGCACTCAAACAGGTTGCCACCAGTCTGCAGGGACTGGCGGAACGTGAGGCGGTCGAGGGTGCGCTGGTCGTCTCATTCGAGCGGCTGGCACTGATCGGGCAGATGAGTGCAGTCCTGAACCAGCCACAGGTGGAGGCGATGATCCTTCAGGCCGGTCGGGAGTTTGGCGCGTACGAGATTGCAGAGATGCGGGATCGGTCGATGCCGGATGCGGTGGTCATTGCGGCTGCGAAGTCGGCATTGCTGAAGGGCTATTTGCTGGCAGATGCTGCAGGCCCGCACTTCACGGTCATTGCAGGCAAGGGAAATGCAGCCACCGCCATGATTAAAGAGGCCGGACACCGCTACAGGCTGGCACAGTCCGGATGCACTGACATTCGAGTCACTGCCTGCGGGTTGGGAATGAGGCCACGACCAAACGCGGCGGGGAAATTTGACATGTTGGTTGCCGGAACCGCGAGCTGCACGCACAAGGGAAAGACGGTCACTGTTGAACGTCCACGGGATCTGCCGTATGCACTTCCCTGCTACGAATCCGATGGGCCGGACGGGCATGAGGCGAAGGCACGGCGGCGACTGCTGCGGGATCTGTGGGCGGCTGTGTCTGGTGAGTTTGCCTTGGACTCCGAGGACGAGCTTGAGAGCGTTTCGCCGGTTGTGATTGACAGCACAGCGACACGGCTGCCGGACAACGAAATCAGCCCCCAGGCCCTGTATGACGGCACACGGTCGGAGCTGGTGGCATATGCGACAGGCATTCAGGACGAAGGAATGCGGCTGGCCTTCCAGAGCATTCTGGACTGCATTGCAGAGGCCGAAGACGTGGCAGCACTGCGGGCACGGTGGCAGCCGGAAATTGTCCCGGTGTTGCAGCAGTTGCAGGTGTCGGCGAAGACTCGCAAGCTGGTGGAAAAACTCTGTCAGCAGCGGGCGGCTGTATTGGAGGCAACGTGAACGTCAAAACATGTTCCCTGCGAATCGTCGTGAATCCACAGGGCCAGCCCACACTGCAGTTCCGAGCACGGCGTTTGATTGCAGGGCCGTCTGGTCTGATCGATGCCGGATGGTACGAGTGGGAATCGGTCCCGGTGATTGACGATGTTGAGGTCCGTGCAACAGGAGGCCGTCATACGTGCAGACAGATATACAGCGGATTGAATGGCTGCGCCAACACGGATGGCGAGTCGAGGGAGAGGCCGAAATCGAAGGGCAGCGAGTCCGATGGATTGAGCACGACCGTGGCAGCCGGAGTGCTTGGCTGCGGATCGTGGACGGTTTAATTTTGTGGCATGGTGCCGAGGATGAGACATTCGATGAGTTTGTTCAGGCTCAAGCCAAACCGGCGAAGTCTAGTCCGAAATTGCGATCACTATTTGGAGACGATGATGATGACTGATGAAACGACGAGCGAGCAACTGGCGGAGATTGACAGGGATATGGCAGACATTGAAAGACAGGTCGCCGAACTTGTGGAAGAGGCGCAGAAGGCCGATTACAAAACACAGGAGCTGCCGGAATACACACCACCCGAGGGCTGGCGTGTGGTGCGGTTTGGCGAATTGCTGCAGCCCGGTGATATTTGGGTTAATGAAGACGGCACAGAGCGGCGGTCTGCTATACTGCACTGGGACGCCTCAGCGGTATCAGGCGGGCGTTGCATCCGCCGGATTAAGCCACAGCCACAGCCGGAGTCAGACACCGAACTGCAGGCGCAGGTAACATTTCTGAAGAACCGCGAGGTCACACTGGGGACGCGACTGCAGCAGGAACGGGAGGTCACGACCAGATTGCGCGGCGAGCTGGAATCGGTGCAGAATCTGCTGGGCACTGAGAGGCAGCGGGTCACACACTTGGAAGAACTGGTAACGAGCCTGCGGACAATCAATAGGGTCTGCGAAAATGCCGTCAGAGACGCAGGCAAAGAAAACACCGCACTGCGGAATCAATTGGCAGCGGTCAAAGCCGAACTGGCGAGCGTGGCAGCGGATCGTCAGAGACTGCAAATCGAACTGGACGCCGCGCAGCAGGTGCCTGCAGACTCCCCAGAGCTGCGACAGTTGCGGGCGGATCTGGCGGAGGTGACACAGGACCGGGACACGTACCGGGACGGTTACGAGCGGGTTCTGTCCGATCTGCAGACGATCAGGGAGACCGCGAAAGCCGAAGCGGTTGAGGCCATTGCCGAGTGGCTGGAGCCGTTGCGTCATTTGATTGATGCAGCCGACAACTTGGCCGAGACTAATCTGGCCAGCAATCTGGCATCTGACACGATTCAGGCACTGCCTGCCATCATGCGGAGCCTGACGGGGTCGACGGACGAAGATTGACGGACACACCAAACGCGGTACAATGACCGCTGCAACACGTACGAGGTGCTGCATCAAAATCAATTTCATCCGGAGTCAATCCGGATCTGCACCCGCAGGGTGGTAGCTCGTACCTATCACCCTGCGGGTTTTTTCGTGTTCGAGTGGAGGGCGGAGACGATGGAAAGGACGTTGCTGTGGAATATCCGAAGGCAAGCCGAGGGAAGTTTTTCGCGCACAAGTTTGTGCGGCTTTTGATGAAGTCCTGTGCTGCTCAGGACATTGGACAGAATGCGGTGCTGCTGTGCGTGTTCATCGCGCATACTGAGGACGCCATGCACTACAGCGGGGCCTGCAGATTCTGGAACGAGCAACTGCTGAGCGTAATGGGGTTCCGGTCGGCGAAGCAACTGGACACGGCCAGAGACAAGGCGGTGGCGTCCGGGTGGCTGGTGTACGACCGAGCCGGAAACAGGTCCGTCGGTCGGTACTGGGTGACAATTCCAGAGCAGTTTTCCGAACTGTCGGACAGCCCGATGGGGGAGAATGCAGGGGCTGCAACGGCGAATCATTCCGCTATTCATTCCACTAATCATTCCGCTATTCATTCCGAATTTGACCCAAATAGTGCACGAATGGGGAACGATTTGCGGAATGAATCAGGCACGAATCAGGGAGCATATTCTATCCCTGTCCCTAACCCTTCCCCGAGTCCTGTCCCTGTGGGCGCAGACGCGGAGCGACCGACGGGAAAAATCGGCGGAGGACATGAACAAGTCATTATTCCAGAGTGCCTGAATGATCCTGAGTGCAGGCACGTTGCACAGACGTGGTTCCGGTATCTCGAAGAAAAGGATCTTGGGGACCGAAACCCCGAGAACAGCGCAACGCAACTTCAGGAGTGGTGGCAGCAGATGGGGCGCAAGGGCCGGGAGAAATTCTTGCGTGACGTCAGAGGCAGCATCCAGCACGGCTGGAAGACAATCCGAGACGTGGACGACACCCGCACCAGTACGGGCGGACAGGTGCGCAGCGCACAACCGGACATCGACCCCGATTTCCTGCGAGCCGTTGCCGTCTGCAAAGAGTTCCCATCCGGCAGCGATTACGACCGGGAGAAACGCGAGTCTGCACTGGGACCGCTGATTCGGGTTGTTCGCAAAATGACATCCGCGAGGCTGGCGGAGTGCGACAAATTTACGCAGAAGCAACTTGCTGCTGAATGGACGATCAACCGGGAGGCACTGAGATGATCGCAAACAGAGAAACAATCGAAACCGGGCTGCTGTGCGCTGCGTTGTGCGGGCCTGAGTTCGTTGCGGAGATCCAGGCACGGACACAACCGCGACCGATTCGCGACCCCGACAAGGCCGGATATTGGCAGATCCTGCAGAGACGGGCGGAGCAGTCCGAGCCGTTCGATCTGGACACGATCATTGATGAATGCCAGCGAAGCCGGCTGAATCTGCAGGTGCTGCTGGGGCTGCAGGCGGCACGGTTTGAGTGTGCTCACATCCCGTACTACTGCGAGCAGCTACAGCGGCTGAATGAGATTGATGACGTCCGGGCACTCGGGACGGCACTCGGGCGGGATCTGCAGCCGGACATCGACGATTACATCACCAAACTGGACGAACTGCGGAACCGGCAGCAGGCCGAACTGGTGACGCAGGCCGACGCGATTGCACGAGCGAACCACGAGAGGCAGAATCCCACGGCGGTGCATCCGACCGGACTGAGGCCCCTGGATGAGCTGCTGGGCGGCGGATTGCGGGCGGGGCAACTGATCGTGGTGGGTGGCCGACCGGGCAGCGGCAAATCGGTCCTGATGATGCAGATGCTGCTGGGGTCAGTGTCCGCAGCGCAGGCCGGATTGGTGGTCAGTCTGGAAATGTTGGCGCACGAGCTTGTGGAGCGGCTGAGAACGCGATACAGCGAGCAGCAGCTATCTTCCCTCAATCTGCGGTACATCGACAGCACGAGCAATCTGGGGGCCATCACGGCACTGGTCAGCGTCACAGCCAGGCGGATGAAATTGTGCGGCGTGGCGATAGACTACCTGCAATTGCTCGAAGTCCCAGGCAACAGCCGGGAAGGCCGGGAACGCGAAATCGCCAAAGCTTCGCGGCAAATGAAGCGGCTGGCACTGGATCTGCAATTGCCGGTCATTGTCGGGAGCCAGCTAAACCGGAACGCGGAGAAGTCGGGCAAACCCGGTTTGCATGACCTGCGGGAGTCCGGGGCGATTGAACAGGACGCAGACATCGTGATTTTGCTTCACAAGGACGCAGATTCGGGCAAGACATCCGTGGAGGTGGCGAAACATCGCAGGGGCAAAACCGGGCGGCTGGATCTGCAGTTGGATGGGGCACGGTATCAGTTTGTGCAGGATGACAGATTTCAGGAGTACGACCGATGGGGCTGAGCGATGCGGACAGGGCGTTACTCGAACAGGCACAACAGAGAGCGAGGGCACGAATGACACAACGAACGATTGACGAAACGGGCAAGGACATCAGCGAATCACACGGGCAGCCGGAGCCGATCCAGCCGGGGTGGTATTGGACCGGCACGGACGCGGTTTGGGTGATCGGGACATCGTGGACACACCAGACCGTGTACTATCAATACAAAGGTGCGCTCGGAGGGGTGCTGGGCTGGGAGTGGTCAAAACACGTGACACATTGGCGGCGAGTACATGAGGCCGTGCAGGAGTCCGGGCAGGGGTTCGAGTGGAGGCCAGATCGTTGAACCTGTTGACAATCCGGAATCCCGTGGCCACAATGGGCAGCAACGGAGGACGGCAGGACGCCACACAATCACAGGGCCAGGACGGCCGCGCGGCTGCCGTGCCACCTCCGGGCGCACCATACGGCAGCCGCGATTTCTATTCCTGTGGTGGGATTACGGAGGGCGTTGGTATGGGTAAGGCGGCGCAGAAATTCGCGACATCGGTGACGGGCAAGTGTGGCGGTCTGACCGGCAGCAATGAGGACGGCGACAGAGTCGCGATTGATCCCATTACGATCACCACACTCATCACGACCATTTTGCCGATGCTGGTACAATGGTTTCAGTCCTGCCGGGATCGGCGAAAACAACAGGACCAGACGCCGCAGCAGCAGATTGCAGCGGCACACGCAGAGCCGAAGGCGCGGGCGAAAAACGTGGCAGCCCTGCAGACTCGCATTCTGCAGGAGTGCAAACGCGGGGCCGTGGCAGAACGCAGGCGAGCACGCCAGACAGGCATTCCGGCGGATTTGGGGCGGTTTGCCATCGACTACGATTCCGCCGGCCGGTTGGCGGACAAGATCCACACCGAGGCAGCGACCATGCCCGCACGCGATGCGGCTGCGTTGTGCGCTGAGTGTGGCATCACATGAGGGCGTTACTGCTGCTGCTGACAATGCTGCAGGATGGCAACGCGATTGAGTTCCCCGAGCCTCCTGCACCTTCGCCGGTTGTGGTCGATGACACGCAGCCACAGCCGAGCGTAGACACGTTTGCCACGGATCAGCTATACCTGATCCAGTCGGACATTGCACTGGTGATTCTGGCGAGTCCTGCGGGCGTCCTGCAGGTGACACCAGCGCAACAGGGAGCCGTCATTTTCAGCCGGTTTGCCGGTGGGAAATCATTGGAGGAAAAGACGGTCACCCGTGCGAATGGTTACGTCGTGCGTGGTCTGGCTGCAGGCACTGCAGAGCTGCTGATTCTGCCAGCGGGGTCAGCAGATCTAACAGACTTGAAGCGGCGGATTCTCAATGTGACTGCAGCAGAGACAACACCACCCGACAACAGGCCGCAGCCTCCAGCGGATGATGTTGCAGCGGCGTTCCGGCAGTACGAAAAATCGTGGCGAGCAGCGCAGGGCGAGCTGGCAGACCGTCTGGAATCGGGCGAAATCACGACTGAAAAGGCGGCTGCCGATTGGTTCGCGGTGGCCGGTCAGGAGGCACGGAAACAGGCGTTTCTTCCACTGCTGCGGGCTGAGTCGGTCGTGTTTGGTGGCGAAAACTGGACAGCGGAAAAGCACTCGCAATACATCAGGAGGTACAGCCGTGGCAGAACCACAGGCAATACTACCACAGCCAACTGATGCGGAGCGTGAGGCTGTCAGCCGATTGCGATCGGTGCGCGTTCGGGCGTCCGATTTCAGCGGCTATCTGGACGTGCTGAGAGATCCCGCGAACAGTCCGCTAAGCGTCATGCAGGTGGAGACACAGAGGCGCAACGATTGCCAGGGCAACGCAGCTGCGAACGGGGCCGAGTGTCGGACGTGGTACGCAAGCGGGCGGCAGACAATGCCAGTGCTGTCGGAGATTTACGCGTACAACGCCAGCGAATACGCGATGGCACCGAGCAACGTGGGCGGAGATGCAGGGACCAGCATCCACAGCGGAGTGCGGGTGCAGGTCGAGGGCCTTCCGCGGTTGGGTGTGGGACCGGGGATCTGCACAGAAGCGGACTGGCCGTATTCGCGTTACTGCCGGCGAGCGAGTGAATTCGAGAGATACGCGAAGGACTTGCAAACTGAGAACTGCAACGTTACCGAGGTCGGCGACATGCCCGACTGGGACGACCTTCTGGCCAGTCTGGCTGCGGGTGCCACAGGCCACATCGGGACGAAGTGGGGCGTGGACTGGCAACAGGTGCCGGGTGCGCCGAAGCGGGTGATGGATAAAATGCCCACATCGGGCGGCGGACACGCAACGGAGATCCTGTGGGCGGTTGAGGTCAGGGGTACGTGGTATCTGGCCGTCTGGAATTCTCACGGTGATGGGTATTACCTGATGAGTCGGCGAGCGTATGACCAACTGCAGAAAGCGAAATGGGAGCCGTTTGGCGCATACCTGCTGACACCGGACAAGATGGTCGAACGGTATGACAGAATCACGCAAGGCGGGGGGTATTTTGCATGAGGGATTTTGCGATAGGTTTTGGGTGGTTGTTTTTGCTTGCGTTAGCGATCGAGTTGCCGCATATTATGAGCGACGAACCAACACCGTCCCGCGTTGCGGACGTGGCCACACTGGCGGCACGTGTCAGCGATCTGGAACGACGGGTGCAGGCACTCGAAACGCCAGCCGTCGCAGAATCAGCGACAACTGCGGAGTCTCTGCCAGTGCTCGAAATCCACAGCGAGACGTGGTGCGGGCCGTGCCAGGTGCTGAAAGCCGATCTGCAGGCACTCGGAAACACGGGGGTTGAGGTCCGTTGGGTGCGGTTCTCGGATCGTGTTCCGGCGATGCGGTGGACGGGAGCAGACGGCAAAATGCAGACGGTCACGGGATACCAGAAGGGCACCGTGGGGAGCCTGCTGGACAGGGTCAAGGCGGCGCATGTTGCACGGGCGGGAAAAAATCTGTAGCATTCTGGGAAGATTTCCAAAAACGGACACAGGCCGGACAATGCGATGGCAAACGATGGGCAGCCTGACGACGATGCTGAAGACGACCGCGAGGTGGTTCATTTCACCATGCCCGGCTTGTCTGTCAGAATCACGGATCGGACTTTGCAGACAATCGGACAATACACGGGCAAATCGTGGATGGCGGTTGTTTTCGCCATCGCGATTGCCATCATTCTGTACGCGCTGAATGGTTTCTACAAAGGTGGCATGTGATGGATTTCACAACTGAATTTTACCACACCGCAACCGTGGCATGGGCCTGCGGGATTATCAGCGTTTTGTGTGCGGTTGAGGCATGGCGGCAAAAGGCATTTCGCTGGCAGGTGCTGGGCGGAATACTGGCAGGACTGACGGGCGTGCTGTGCCCTGCGACGTTGACGCGGGGCTATTACGAGATGGTGCAAGTCAATCAGGAATTGGCGGTCCTTGTGGCTGCGAAGAAAGCAGAGGGGGTGGACAATGGCGGCAGTGTACGATTGGTTGCGTCAGACGTGGTCGACACTTGTGATGGTCGCAGATATGAACGAGCCAAGTACAGCGACGGAACCACCAGAACCTGGTTGCGAAATCTACACGGACGCGTTGGACCAACTGACGAACGAGTTGGACGATATCTGCAACAGAATCGACTTCAACCTGGACAGGTTATGGGAATGCCGTCAGGCCAAAGCAGCGGCGTTCGGTGGTATTGATGCGAACCGGGCAAACATGACACGGCAGAGTATTGCCGGGGCGAAAATGATACTGCGAACGGCAGGAAACCGAGTCCGGCAGGTTGCAGACGAAATTGAGATTGTGAGCAAGCCACCAGCACAGCAACAGGCAGTCACAGAATGAACGAGCAGGCATTGATAGACGAGTTGAAGCAGCCGCAATATGCCACTATGAGCGATCAGGAGGCAGCGGACGCCGTCAACGCAAAGACGGTGCAGCAGTCCGCACCAGTCCCGGCACAACAGATCCGGTTGACGTTGGCGAGCCGCGGCAAGCTGGCCGCGATCAAGCGTATCGGCGACAACACCGCAGCACCAGAACCGCCATATGACGCCTGCGCAACGCTGATGGCACTTCTGGACGCGGGCGACACAATCGACTTGCAAAACGCGGCGGTCTCTGCAGCATCCGCGATTCTGATCCAGCACAACCTGCTGACACAGGCAGACGCAGACGCGATTGCGGCATTGGCGGTGAAAACAGTCCCGTGGGTTGATACCGTCGGCATCGGTGAGGTTGGAATCGGTTACGTGATCAATGCCCGTCGGGCGATTGCTGGAGGTGCGTGATGGCGAATAACGTGTTGATCAAATACGGCACACGCCAGACGCTAACAATCACTGGTGTTGCGTCTTTAGCTTCCGACACAAACCGACTCGCCGGCATTGAAACATCTGTAATCGACAACACAACCGACGGCTTTGAGGACTTCATTTTTAGCGGCAAGTTCAAGGTCGCCTCCAGTGGCTTGACCGACAAGCGGCAAATCGAAGTCTGGGCCGTGGCGTGGGACGGCAGTGGATGGCCCGACGTGTTCGACGGCACAAACAGTGCCGAGACGATCACGTCCTTAGACATAAAGAACGCCATCTGCTTCCCTATCGTCACGATGGCAACAAACAATACAGGAGACCGGGTTTATCATTTCTCGGGCCGCAGTGCTCGGGCTGCATTTCTCGGTGGCCTTCCGTCCAAGTTTGTGTTGTTTGTGGTGCATGACACGAATGCCGCATTCTCTGCCACCGCAGGCGATCACGAGATTTCTTACTACGGCGTCTACCCGCAAATCCAGTCATGAGCCGAAACCTTCTCCAAAATCTGGTGGGCGGGTGGTGTCCTTCACTGGGGCCGAGCGGTTACACGCTGCTCGACCGCAGCGTGCGTGGCAACCACGGCACGCTGACCAATATGGATGCGGGCAGCGATTGGGTGGCATCGCCAAACGCTAAATGGCATCTGGACTACGACGGCACAAATGACCATGTGACCATCGGCAATAGGCTGAATGATGTTATCGCCGGAGCGTCAGCAAGATTCACGATTACGCAGTGGATCAGGACCACTCAAAATATCAATCAACTTAACTTTTCAAAGCTGGACACCGGCGCTGGGCAAAGACAGTTTTTTCTGCGTGCAAATGACGACGGCCTGGATTTCGTGTGGTACGGAGCACTTGATACATCTGCGTTTCGTTTTCTTCGCGCTGCATATCAGTTCACAACAGCAGGGTGGGTGCATATTGCGGTTTCGTTCGACGCACAAATCGCCGCGGCAAACGATAAGGCATCACTGTTCATCAATGGTAAACGGCAATCCGCAACAATTGTTGCTTCAACGGGCACGCCTGTCTCAATACAAACCGGCACGGCGGCGTTGTGTATCGGTACATCGCTAAATAATGGCGCTGTCAGTTTACCATTTAACGGGCAAATTGGTGAAACGGCGATGTTTGCACGAGTGCTGACAGATGCAGAAATCTGGCAATTGTACCAATTGGGACAGTCAGGTCTCGGGCGACTGCTGACACCACAGCGACGATCGTATGCGTTTAAGGTTCCGACAGCGGTGAAGTCATATTTGTTCGTGAATCGTGGTCAGGTGATTGGAGGCGGAACGCTATGAGTTATCCGAGGAACGCAGCAACACCGCCAATCGTCGCAGTCGGGGCAATCTATCTGCTGGCCGACGGCACGATTCAGACGACCGGCGCGTCAGTGCGAGTTAAGACCGGCACTGGATCATGGGGCAGCGGGTCTGGAACGCTGGCGTGTGACACTGATTCAGGCATCTGGACATACGCGCCAACGCAGGCAGAGACGGACGCGGAATCGTTTATTGTCGGTGTGTACAAGTCAGCCAGCACATCGGCACAAGTGACCGTGGCAACGTCAGCAAGTGCAACGGCGGGTTACAGCGGCGTGGACTGGTCAAAGGTGACGGCAGCAACCACGACCGTGAACCTGAGCGGCACGACCATCAGCACGACGCAGCAGGTCGCAAGTGTGAGCGGGTCCGTGGGATCAGTTACGGGTGCAGTTGGCAGCGTGACGGGTGCAGTGGCAAGCGTTACGGCACGAGTCACGGCGAACGTGGACCAGTGGAACGGCGTCACGGTGACGGGTATGCCCATGCCCACATATACGCAGCCGACGGGATTCCTCGCGGCGACGTTTCCGGCGACGGTGAGCAGTTATGCAGGCGGGGCGGTTGCGAGCGTTACGGCTGCGGTCACAGTCGGCACGAACAACGACAAAACAGGCTACAGCCTGACGGTAACACCACCAACGGCAAACGAGGTGCGGGACGCTGTGTGGAACGCCATGCCGTCTGCGACCTACACTGACGAGTCGTTTGGTGACAGAATTCTAATCAGCGACAGCAACCAGAGAGCGGTTAAGATCACAGGCGGTGGCAGCGGTCATATTGCAGCGGACGTGCACGCATTTCAGACTGACGTCCTGACGGATGCGGCGATTGCCACCAGTGCAGTGACGAAGCTGCAGAGCGGGCTGGCCACGGCTGAAAATCTGCTGATTGCAAACGACCGGATAGCCTATGCACTGACGGCACTTGTGGGGGCCTGCAGTGATGCACAGACGGCTGCTGAGACGTACACGCTGGCAATCAATGGGAACACGTTCACGGTTGATTATGCGGGGCTGGATGCGTCGGGCAAGCGTGGCACCACAACATTGACGAAGGCATGACATGAGCACAGGCCGATACAGCATGAGGGGCTATGCACAGCAGGGTTGGCGAGCGGCTTCGAGGGCGCTTGCTGATTCTGGCGTTGCGCCGTCACCAGAGCCAGCACGTGACGGTGTGGCAGTCGAGTACAGAAGCCGCATGGTGACAGCAGGACAGCGGACACGAACAGCGTCAATTGAGCACAGAGGCAGAATCGTGAATGGAGGGCCGTGGAGATGACGTGTTGCATGGATGGGCAAGTGTTGCTGCACTACACCGGCGAAGCCAAAACGTATTACGTGGATCTGGGTGAGGCAATTAAAGGCCGGACAATCACGGGCGTCACCAGTGTGACCAGCCCAGACGCATCCCTGACAATCAGCGGGGCGACCGTGTTGTCAGCTGACACCAACGACTATGACCAGTACGGAAACGCTGTCACGATTGAATCGAACACCGGGATCAGTTTCACGTTGTCCGGAGGGACAGCGGGGAGCGATGACGACGAACAGACGACCACATTGAGAATCACATTCACCACTGTGGCAGGCACAGAGCAGGCGCGGGTTAATGTCAAAGTGGCGGCAGTGTAATGCCTGCCACAATGGCCGAATTTCTCACGATCGAGAACTTTCTCACGAATGAGAAAACCGGCCATTTTGGCAGGTTTCTCAAAAATGAGAAACGGGTCCTCCCTAGGGG